GCAATATACTTACAATTTATCTTTGATAAACAGCAATAGTTCTTCTCCAAATACATACTTTGTAACAGGTCAGATTACGTTTTTTACACTTTCCAGTATAACGGCTGCGTCTTTTGGAACAATCACATCCAGTAGCATAGCAATTTCAAATATAACTACTACCAGTTCCACGGGGTATTCAACGGTTTCGGCAAACCGTTATTTCACTAGTGGCGTATTGGACGGTAGTTTTTCAATAGTCGGTCCTTCTACTGGTGGTACAGATACAGCCACTCTTGCGTCAAACCAAGCGTACTCTTACAAACTCGTTCCTTACAATTTTGGAAATACCATTGCAGGAGGGGATAGTTTAGCAGGTAGTGAATTTCTGGTGGGAAATATATTTACATTAGCGAGTGGAAGTTCCAGTACACCTACAGCGGTAAGTAATACAAGTGTTCAATTGAATTGGACGGGAAAATATAGTAGCGCAGTGGCAAAACGTACAGCGGGAGGAGGAACAATTACAGTAGGAACCAGTTCGAATTACACACTGTCTTCCGCGCCACAAAGTACCGTTACTGGTAGTGTTACAGATACGTTATTGAACTCGAATACCCTTTACACATACGACGTATCGTTGAACAACGGAAACGGTGTGGCAATTGGCTTGACGACACAACAAATATATACACTATGTAATATAACAGCTGCAGTGTTTGGAACGCCAACGTCTTCGTCTATACCAATAAGTGGTATTACCGGTTCAAACGGATACAGTAAAGTAGATATTTACAGAGGTGGGTTATACTTAGCATCCATCAATTCACCAACAAACAGTTATATAGACACCGGTGCAAGCTCCGCAAATACACTTTATTCTTATACGCTACTTCCGTATAACGGAAACAATGTAACTGGTCATCTTACAGCGGGAGGATTTTATACAGTAGGAAGTATTTATAGTGCGGCGAGTGGAACCTCTTCCGCGGTTTCAAATATAACAACCAGTTCTATGCAAGTAAACTGGACTGGAACATACTCAACTGTAACAGTCGTTCGAACGTCAGGCGGCGGTACATTTACAGCCGGCACTTCAAGTAACTACACTTCAAATTCTACACCTCAAACAAGTGTTACAGGTTATGTTATTGATACTGGTCTCGCTGTTGGAACTACTTATACATATACTATAACTTTATTGAATGGTAATAGTATTTCGACGACCCTGACAACACAATCTGGAACTACATTATCTTACGTTACTGGATTAAAATGGACTCGTTACAATGGACATATGAATGATGTTGTCACATTTGCTAGCACATTCACGCCAACGGGTAGTGCTGCTTTCCCGAGTGATACTACAGGCTTCACTACAGATGGAACAAATCTTGGCACTCTGACAAGTGGAAAACAACTTCCAAATACCACCGCTGACCATTTGTATTCAGTTGAATGGCTTGGTTATTTTTATGCTCAAACTTCTGGAAACTACCAATTCAGAACAAATTCTGATGATGAAAGTTATTTATGGATAGGTAATAATGCTCTTCCCGGTAATTTTTCAATTGGGAATGCGACAGTCAATAATGGTCTAGACCATGGTATGGCGGTAGTAACATCATCCAATGTTGCACTAACTGCTGGTACGTATTATCCTTTTAGAGCTTCGTTTAGTGAAAATGGTGGTGGTCATGATATGCAGATATCGTTCTCTATTCCTAGTGCACCAACAACATTTATTTTTAATGGCAGTGGATATTTTTTCTATAAAGCCTTTTAAGGTATATCCGCGGTTTTGTAGCCATTTGGCTACAAATCTACGTTAGAGCCATATCCTATTAGGAGATAAATATATTTGTCGCCTAATAGAGATTAACTGCTTTCACTAGAAGACATTGAATTTGCAATAAACAATATATAACAACTTATATTATTTTATAAAAATAATATAAATTTATGTTTATTTTCAACCAAGAAATAGATTAACTACCTAACCATTCCACTGAAATATATTTTAATTCTAGTACATATTCTTCCATATTCTCAAGCACATATTTTTCAAAATATGACTTACTAACTATTTGTTCAGTTGTGTTTCGCAAATTCATTGCAAATTTGCAGTAAAATTTATAAGCATCATAAATAGAAATTATTGTTTTTGGAATAGTAGGATGGGGCGACTCGTTATATTTATTCTGTAACTGTGCCTTCAACTGTTCCAATCCCATTTGTACATCAGAATGTTTATCCCAAAGCGCACATTTTATATTGTATATGTACTTATCTTTTTCTATTTCAATATCCGGAAAAAAGTAAGACAATAAATCCAATATTTGTTTATCATTCATATTTTTCCCAACGTCGTTTCTATCTTCGCACCATTTTTTTAACAAAAAACAAATTTCACCAATTTCATATTCATTTTGACCACATTCTTCACATACAATAGTCTCTTGCCAAAATTGAAGAAACTTCTGAATCAACGGCAAATGTTTACATGATATTCCAATAAAAGAATCGAAGGATTCACTATAAAATTCACTCATTTTGTTTGTCAAAAGCGGCTTCAATGTCTGTTGAAATACAACTGCTGGCAGTTGTTTTGAATCTAAAAACTGCTTCCACAAATACTGCATGTCGCGCCATGATATTTGAGGTGTTCTAATGCAAACATTATCCGATACATCATTTACCTGGTCGCCAAAGGAAGAACTTCTCTGACCGCGTTTTATTTGTAAATAGTCACTTATAAATAAGTTTACAAGAGCGTCAGGAGTTGTATTTTTTAAATAAAATACACTATCAACTAATGACGGTTCATTACTTGAGTTCAATACAAATTCGTCTGAACTTTTGTATCGTATTGAATAATGGCATGCCACACAAATCAAATCTAATGCCATATATGTTTTGATTGGCATCCAAGTATTTTCTGACTGAACAACATTATTTATTTTCAAGAATCTACACATTGAATAATCATGTTCATGATATTTATGTCTAATAGTATTAGATAAATTACATCCTATCAATAACTGACATAAAACATTGAGTTCTCGAATGAAGTTTTTTGATTTTGCATCCATAAAATGAACCAAATCAGTATTTTTCTTAAAAATACTATCTCCAAGTATACAAAGAAAATATTTTGCTTCTGCTTTCGTAGCAAAAAGCGATGGATACAATGCATCAAGAACCATTTGAATGGTTTCCGATTCTGGTACTGATTTTAATAGATTGTTCTCTTTTATTTTTTTCATTGCATAGTTTTTAGTACGTTGTTTCCAACAAAGCAACTGTCTATCTTTACTTATTGATGATAACACATGATGTATAATATCATCTTCATTCTGTACGCGATAATTCAAACCGTCATATATAAAAAATTGCTCTGTAGAAGCCACATAAAAATAATGATTACTAACCATGAATGATTCAATAAAAGAATATTGCTCTACAGTCAAATCTTCCATTCTCTGAATTCTTTCTTCGTGTTCTTTTTTCATATTATTCAGTATATGTGGTAATTGAAATGTGATATAGTTATGTGTTTTTGAAAGCATATATGGGTCCTCTCTATATTTATCAAATAAATGTTCTACCATATTATGCGCATGTTCTAATTTAGAAATTGGTTCTACAGCAATAACAAAACTATCAGTATCTGACATAAAATTATCTAATAACATAGAGGACCATTTATATCGTTTTTAATTATAATGTCTTTCGGTTAGATTTCAAAAAATTGAACATGCAAATAACTTGCTATTATATTACACCATAACCAATACTTTATTCGAATAGAATATAAAATGCCAGACTTCAGTTTCATTGCTTCAGACCATCAACGTAACATGATAGAGAATGCTTATAACGCTATTTCAATTGCTGAGAAATGGGAATTTCTAAAAACATTTGAACCAAATCCCGATGAAGGATTCATGTCTACAAAAAATGAAACAGCAAACAAATTAATGAATTATATTGACACTGTATATAAAGAAGGCCATAGCGGCGGTTCAATGGCCTGGACAATGAGAGTAATGCAAATAATTGCCAGGGAGGGGGTCGAGGGTCTTTCTGTTAGATGGACCGCGTAACTAATTATACACCATATATGCGATTTAAAAAAATACATTTACTATTAATTTTACACGGGTTTAATTTTTAATAGAATTTCAGAAAATATTCTTTTTTTTTTGAAAAATAAAGTCGGTAAATTTTTTGAAAATGGACATTTTAAAAATGTCCAAAATGGAGAACCTACGCCGAAAAGTTCCCAAAAAATCGATTGAAAGCATAATGCTTTGAATACAAAAAAAATCATGCAAAAAATGGCTGCATAATTTTTTTTAAAAAAATGGACATTTTTCCGATTGGAAATATTTTTCGCTGCAAAAAGTTGCTTTTTTCGTTATAAATATATTTTTGTTACCATTTGCGCAGTAATTCTGATAGAAAACAGAATTGCAACTTTGGAAATAAAATTGCAACTTTGGAAATATTTTAGCAACTTTGGAAATAAACAATATAAACATTATATATCTACACGTAGTAAGGTAATGAAAAATTGTAAAAGATACAAATATTGCTGTGAACCATGTAATTATGAAACAAATAATAAAACCAATTTTATAAAACATGTGTCAACTATTAAACATATAGATAAACAGAAGAATGTGGAATTAGAGTTTGATAAAATGGATACTATAACTAAGCGAGATAGTTATGTTTGTTGTATCTGTAAGACCTCTTATTTATCAAATTCGGGATTATGGAAGCATCAGAAAAAATGTGAAAAATTGTCACAAGATTCGTTATGTTTGCCAGCAGGCGAAAAAATGTCCGAAGACGAAGTTGTTACAGAGCTAGTAAAACAGAACCAAGAAATAAAATCTATGTTGTTAAAACAAATTAACGAGAACCAAGAAATTAAAAGTCTTTTGTTAGAACAAAATAACAAAATTGTTGAAATATCGAATAAACCAAATATTATAAATAATAATACAAATAATAATAATTTTAATTTGAATGTATTTTTAAATGAACAATGCAAAGATGCTCTTAATATAATGGATTTTGTGAATAATTTGAATATTGAATTTAAAGACATTGAATATGTTGGAACGCATGGGTTTGTAGAAGGTATTTCAAAGATATTCATGAACGGGTTGAGACAATTGGATATTTATAAACGGCCAATACATTGTACAGACTTGAAACGTGAGACCCTTTATATAAAAGACGAAAATACTTGGCATAAAGATACAGATGACAAACAAAATATAAAAAAATTTATAACAAAGGTAGCCAATAAAAATATTCAAAAAATATCGGGTTGGTACAAGGCACATCCAGAAACAGACGTGCATGACTCAGCTGCATATAATCTACACCTGAATATTATGAAACAATCTATGGGCGGTTCTTCATTAGAACAAATGGAGAGGAATAATGATAAAATAGTAAAAAATATAGCGAAACATGTTATGATAGATAAATCTTGTAAAGGACTTGAACCATTTATTTTGTAATTTTATAAAGAAGTTTGTTTTTATTATTTGGGTATACATTTATAAACATAAGTATATTGATAAACAAAATATTTCTCGTTATTTGTGTTATAATAAAGTATTTGTTTGTTTTTATCATAATCAATGTCATAATTATTTATTAATGGTGAAACATGTAACCTTCGATTATAAACAGCCAAAAATCCATTATCGTATAAACTATGACAATATCTACACATAAATTCTACAATATGTTTGTCGTTTTTTTCATTACGATTCAATAGACATCTTGGTTTTAGATGTGCGGTTTCTAATAAACATAATGGTAATTTTTTATCACAAATTATACAGATTTGTTCTTTATTTTCAATTAAATAATGTCTCAACATTTTTTGTTCATTTCGAATTTCTCTCAATGCATATTTTATATGACGTTTGTCGTGTTTTTTGTAAAAATTAACAATAATTTTTGAATAATAATATTTATGTTCATTCAATATTACATTTCCTTCTTCTGTTAAATTATAATGTGTATCTCTTAAAAAAAGAATATCATTTTTTATTAATTTTGTTAATTCTGTTTTTATATCATGTAATTCAACAGATTCATTACAACGCGCTTTTATGTAATTATGAATATCATTCAGTGTATTTTTCTCTTGTAAAATAAAACAATTAATAATATTATCTTTCATATTATTAATATTTTGAAAATAGCCTTTAATCTCTTCCTGTAAATATTTTTTAGTATTTTGTTACAAATAGATACAGCGCACGTGTGTTAATCCTTTATAATGAAACCATAATATTATAACCACGCTTTCCGGGTTTATTGTTTACATCAACACCCTTACTTTTTTCTTCTTTGTAATTTAATTTTTCAAATTCTTCTTTGAATTTTTTTTGTATTTTTAAAATTTTCTTACCATTTATCTTACACCACATTTCATATATTCCAAATATATCTTTCAACCCAAATCTTAAATTCAATTTGTCTGTTTTTTTACAACATGAATTGGCGAATAACAATATATCACTATCAACTATTGAGTCTTGGGGTGATGCAATATTTGATTGTATAACGTTGGTTGAATGAATTGCGGGAGATACAATATTCAATGAAATAATTTCTGGTTTATTTTTATCGAATAGATACAACCAACCATCCGGAGTTTTCCAATAATATTTTTCAGGTATTTTATTATCATCTTCTATAAAATCGTCGTCGTCTTCGTTTGCATAACCATGAGTATTTTGTTTTTTATATTGTTCTTTTAGAACTGAATATTTAACTTTATCCCCATTTACGATGTAAGGAGTTTTTTTGATATAATCATTTGTTTGTCTTGGTAATACCCTAACGTTTTTATTTCTGAAAGAAACACAAATATAAGGATTATTGTCATCATCATAAGCTATATTAACACGCCTATTTCCATCGCGCTGTATATCATTTACACCATCTTCAATTCTAAAACGGATTATATCATCAACTTCATTTAGTTTAATCTGAACTTTATTTCCACCAATACTTTCACAATAAACGTTGTTTATTTTTTCTTTTCTTTCTTCAAACCAGTCTAATTTAATTGGATTTAATTTTAATCCATATTCAACTTCTGTTTTTTTTATACATTCGTTTACAAAATCAATCGAGAGTTCATTTTCGAATTTATATGTTTTTGTTTCAATCTTAGATATTCCAAATTTATCAACGAATTTATCAATATTTATTTCTTGTATTTCGTTAATACAAACAAACTCGGGCAAACTTGTTCCTTTACACCACTCGCTTAATTCATAATCGCTCATATCATCAATGCTTATCAATGAATAACCATTCATTTTTTTATCAAAATGTTTCATACGTTTTAGATTTTTTCGTTTCTTTGACACATCAATATATTTCATATATTTACCAAATTTTAAATCGCCGTTATCAAAAATTCTATTTTCTAATAATTCTTTGATATCTTCCCAACTCTCACAATTCATAATTAATTTTTCAATTTCTTTTATGAATTTCACATAAAAATTTTGTATTATTTCTTTCAATTCAAGAGTAGTCCATAAAGTAAGTTTCATAGTTCCATTTTTCAATTCTAAATCATTATATTTCCCTTGTAATCTTAATCTCTGTGATGTATCAGTACAATTCAATGATGCATGGGAGACAAAGTACTGGTCTGTCAAATGAAGTGAAAAACTATCATAATCATCACTAGTAAATGAATACCCTCGCTCTCCATACTTACCTGTTATTGTTATGATTGTCTTATTTATAGTAGGTTCTTTGCTTTTTTCAAACAAAATTCTTAACAATTTATAAACAAGTTTTGTATTAAATTTTTTTGTATCAATGTTGAAATAACAATAATTGTTTGGCAGTTGTTGAGATTTTTCAATATCTATAGATGAACCATATACTCCTCCGATTTGCCATAGTCGGTTTGAATTCTTGGAGTCCCATTTACACCAGTATTTGATTTCCATTTCATATTTTTTTGATAAATACAATCTTAAACAATTTCCATGAAATATTATTATAAACAAATTAGCAAAATCATTCATTATTTTATCTAGTAAAGAGAATTGGTCTACTCTAATTTTTTCTTCACTTATCAACAAAGAGTTGTATTTAATTACCGGTCTTTTCAATATTTCTTCTATTATTTTTTTGATATTAATATTATAATCTTCAACAATTTCATAGCATTTTTTTTTCTTATGGTTCTCAGCGTCTTGATAATCCCACCATGATTCAATAAGGGCAGTATTAAAATGTATACGATTATTGAATAATCCAAAATAATCATCGGACCTTTTCATCTTATGAACTTTTGATATTTTTATTTGTATATCAGTTTGGTCACTTAATGTAGTTGTTATGTTGTATAATAATGAATGTGCTGTTCCTGTAATATGTAGGACGTATTTGACTTTTTTATATATTTTTGCAAGTAATATTTCACATGCAGTAGAATCCTTTTTGTCATTATCATTTGTTCTATCATTTGAAGAAGTCGGACTCATCAAATCACTTTCATCAACCAATACTGTTATATCAACAAGTTCGTCGTTATAATAAATATATTCACAGAATTTCGTATTTATTTTTGCCAATTGCGTATGATTCATTAAACACCAATATATGTCATTAGAATTCATTGCTTCTTTGTTGCTCAATTTATTGATAATGTCATTACTATTAATGTCTTTTAGTTCTGGGAGTTTTAAATCTTTCCAATATTCAACGTTTGTTTCGTTGAAGTATTCTTGGAGTTCATTATTAAATTCGTTAAATAAATTTTTTATAAATTGGATGTTAAAATTATAATTTTCTGTTCCGACGATATCATCTTGTAATTGTTTTTGGTCTATTTTTAGATTTCTAAAAATATATAAAACTGGTCTTTTTAGTATATGAACTGAAATCCACATTATTATACAAGCATGAACTCTTTTTCCAAGCTGTATGTCGCCCCATAACAATTCTACTATAGATTTTTCATTGTCATCCAAATTAAGCGCATTCAATAAATCTTTTTCAAATGAAGAATCTTCTTCAAATGAAGCAGTATTCAGATTCTTAGGAATATTTTTTAATTTTATTGGTTTATTTCCCCAATTGTGTCGTTCTAAGCTTTCGCCATTTATATATGTACATTTATTCAACATAACATTTATAATTTTTTCAAGAGGTTTTTTGAATATTTCATTCCTTTTTTTGTAAAACGTATTTATTTTGTCTTGTAGATAGTTCATTTCTTTCATTTTAATTACGTATATTCCAATATAGGCATTTCTTTATATTTATATTTTTAAAATAATACTAATATTTGCCTTATCTATTTATGCCTATTCGCCAAAAAGATTCAATTACTATAATTTATTCAAAAAATGAGTTGCACAAAATAAATAAAAACTAAATAAAAAAGAAATTAGTGTATGTTATAATCTTTATAAAAATGTTACTTTTATCAAAGCTTTTTAAATTTGTAATGTTTACTTCGGCAAAATATTCAATTGATGAGTCACATGGATTATCACATAGTATGAATGTTCTTTATTATGCAAATCAAATATATGATTCTGAAGTTTTTCAGAAACCTTATATTAGAGACCAAAAACGCATTATTCTTGTATCGGCTGCACTACATGATATGTGTGATAAAAAATATATGAACGAAAAAGATGGAATAAAAGAAATAGAATATTTTTTGGAAGATAAATTGAAACCAGTAGAAATTGAAGTAGTCTCTGTTATCATGTCTACCATGTCTTATTCAAAAGTTAAGAAAAATGGATTTCCTGATTTGAAAGAATATCAAACGGCTTATCATATTGTACGTGAGTCAGATTTACTAACGGC